AGGATGGTAACATAGAAGCTTACGCGTACTCTAACGCACCCGCACCAGGTATTCACAAATTTTCACACGGGTACTTGAATGCCCCATCTACTAAAATAGGGGAGAAACGAACATACGGTGATAAATATACCGTTGAAGAATTAACTAAATTTGGTTTCAGGCCAACTGATAGAAGAGGTAAGGTGGGTCGTCCAGCGGGAGCAGGTCGCATGAATGTACGTGCCGATCCACTTAACCAAGGTGGTATGGTAACGAGTGTTCGTTCGGATACTACTCGTGTAGATGGACGTGTTAATTCAGCAGACGGTGGTTGGACTCAACAGTATAGAAATAACGATTATCATCAATTCAATGCGTATAAGGGTATGGAAAATCCAAACGCAAGTTCAAGTGGTTTAGGTTTAGCAAAACGTCAACTTGCTGGTAACCCATTATCACATAACCTTTCATAAATTTAAAAAAATAACGCAAAACACTCATTAAAATAATGCTCCTATATTTTAATGAAGGTACATACCTTAGACATAGATAGTGGTGAAAGGGATCCCGTTTTATACCCAAACCCAGCAGACTATGTTGTTTCTTTAAAATCTCCCATTTATAATGTCACGAAAATATCCATGATATCAGCGCGTATACATAATAGTCAGTATTTAATACACGAAAGTAATAATACTTTTACTTTAAATTCAGGTGGTACTGATTATGAAATAAGTATACCTAATGGTAACTATGACGGTACAGATCTAGCTTCTAATGTTGTAGTAAATTCGAGTAGTAAGATACAATCATCGGTGTTTAATAAAGATACGAATGCAATAACTTTTACGGCAAATAACCCGTTTACTTTAAAGTTTTATACTGGTACAAATGGGTATAGTAAAACTGATGTGACTGGTAAGACTACACCTCATGATATACTTGGATTACCAGCGAATGATGTACAATCTACACAATCACCACCTTATACACTCGAAACTGGAAGTATTAATTTACAAGGTGCTGACGGAATTATTGTTAAATTAAGTAGTGGTTCTGATGAATTTAATAAGACTATATTTTCAGAAACACCTTTTTATACGGGTAGAATTCTCATGTGTGGAGACGTGATTAATTATTCTGGTGTAGACGACGCTGTTGAACATAATTTCGATAGTGGATCTCAAAAGACAATATCGAGTTTACGTGTACAATTTTACTATAGTAGTAACAATAGACTCATACCATACGATTTTAGAAACGCAAATCATATATTAAAACTTGCGGTAACATGCTCTACTGATAAATTTGTTAATATACCGAGATATAGACGAGACGAGACATTACCAACACCTATGGAAATCCCCAGAGAATTTGAGGATGTACATAGTTGGGATTCTTTTATACCAATATTTATGGTAATTGCGACTGGATTATTTTTACTTGTAATTATAAAAAAACCAAGTTCTAAATTTATCGAGTAACCGCGAAGATTGGTTGTCCTGGTTTCTTGACCTTCTTGGACAATCTAGAGATAACGATGAAGACAACGATAGACAAGAGTGTTGTGAGCAAGGCAGTGAGAGTGTAGTTCATACCACCGTTCTTGTTAACTTTGACGACTTGGTTAACCAACCATCTCACCAAATCCATCCATGAGAGGGCGGCGGCGAAGGAGAACCCAGCAACAATCGCATTGAGAGATTGAGCTTCGAGTTCGGAAGCAACGAGCGTAATGGTTTCTTGAGCAGCAGACATTTTTTATTATAATTAGATATTTTATTCTGGGAGGAAGTCTTCATCCAAAAATATTTTTTTATATTTTTTGGTGTTTTTCATATACCCTTTAAAATTAGTAATTTTTTCATCTTTTGATGAATTATACCCTGAAGAAGATTCCGATTCTGTTTCCGTTTCCGTTTCACTATCTGAATCTATTTCACTATCTCCTGAATAA